ACACCACCAGTCCAATCTGATAAGTGTTTCATGAGTAGTTGATTCATGTCCATACCAGTTTTAAGTCCGTTTCTCTTTGCATACTCAGCTGACCTTTTAAGGGTTTCAGGACTTTGTTTAGACCCATCGTATTGGTCAATTTCTCCACCTTTGGAAATATCTTGTAATGTTCCTAAATCATCAAAGAATGAATCGTCACCAAAAATACTATAAATCATATCTGTAAATTTAAAAACTGTTTTAGCGTCTTTTGCAATATTCTTTTTATCTAGAACTTTTTGTAATTTTACTAATTTTGGATATGAATCAGGAACAGCCCATGTTCCTTCTTGTAGGTTTTCACCTTCAGGTGTGTAGTCCATGTTTAAAAGTTCTTTAACTTTACCCCATGCTTCTTTGTATCTTCTACCCGATTGAGTGTTCATAGTGTATAATGCATCTAATATTTCTGACTGTTCGTTATCAGAAAGTCTACCGATTAATTTATTATACTTTTTAAATACGTCTGTTCCTTTACCTTCACCTAGGTTGTCACCCATTTTTTGCATCATTCTTTGTGCAAGGTCAACAAGTGTAGAGATATTGGATTTCTCCATTTTCTTCTTGTTTGAGTCGTTTACTTTGTTGTAGATTTGATTTATCATTGAAGCAGTAAACATATCAATCATGATACCACCAACTTTCTTTGCACCTTTAGTGTCAACTATCTTTTGGATATCAGGCATAAGGTTTTTACCTTCTGACAATGTTCCTTCGTCAATAATTGACATTATGAAGTCTTCTGCATCGTCTTTACTACCTACTTCACCTGCTTGTGAAGCCCATGTTAGTAATTCGTCTTCTACTTTTTTAGGTAAATCTTTATCGTTTTTTCTGAGTGAGTCAATTGCACGTTTATGTTTTGTGATAAGTTTTTTCCAATCTCTGTCTCTTGGATACATTTTGATTACTTTTTTGTAATCTTCGTCTAACATATCAAATGAATCTCTGAATGATTCTTCGTTTGCGAACTTAAGTGCAGACTGAACTTCTTTTGATTTTAGGATTTTGTTTCCGTAATAGTCTTTGATAGCTTTGATTGCTATATCCATTGCACCACCAAGGTCTAATGCAACCTCGACTGCTTTTCTGACTACTTTATCTTTGACTTTGTTTCTACGGAAATAGGTTTGAATCTCACGACCTGTAAGTTTCTGTTTTCCGTAAGGGCCGAGTGCATTGACTTTCCCGTCCTTATCTAATACTTTTTTAGCTTCGTAAAAAAGGTTCATGACTATTCCCCTGACATTTTAACAGCAACTGCGACTGCTTTCTTAAATCCCTCTTTGTCCCCAGTAAGGATAACATTGAATTGACCAACTGAAGCAATCTTTTCGATTTCTACGTTGTCAACAAAACTCTTAACTTTGGTTGCAAATTGTCTTGCTTCTGCTTTGTCATGAAATACGAATGAAACATTTGCTTCGTCAATTTCTTTCATTTCGTATTTTTTCTTTTTAGAAGAATCACAAGTTCCTTCTTCGACTTGTTCTTCTTTTTCACCTTTGTAGTTCTTGTCTATGTAATCGAAGAACTCTTTTTTCTTATCATTAGATAATTCAGCAGGTGAAGTGACACCAAATTTCTTTAGTGTTGCTTTAAAGAAGTCTTCATATTCTTTAGACATCTTTAAGATTTTCTTTGAATCTTCTACGAGTGATTTAGGTAGGTCGTGTATCATTGTTCTAGTTCCCCTTTTTCAAAATAGTTAAACATTTTCTGTTTACCTTCTTCGTTAAGTCTTAACTGTTTTGCAAGTCTACCTAACATGTTTCTTTCTACGAGTTTTTCTGTTGTCTTTTCTACTGATTCTTTTACTGGAGTTTCTTCAACCTCATCTTTAAGAGGTTTGATACCTTGGTCTTTGAACATTTTCATTAACTGTTTGTTCGTTGCAAGTCTAATTTTGTTATCTTTACCAAGTGCTTTTACAGTTTTTAGAAATCCTGATGGATTTTGTTTCTGCATAGCTTGAACAACCTTTACACCAGTCATGTTTAACATTTTTGCAACACCATAACCAGCGTCTTTATCACCTTTTAGGTTAAATAATTTATCAATCATTTCACCTGCTGAAGCTTCTAGAATTACATCTTCGTCTAGATTAACTTCTATGTCATCTAGTTCAGAAAGTGTTTCTTCCTCAAAAGAATTCTGTAGTTCTTGTTCGATTTCTTCATTAAGAATCTCGTCTGCAGACTTCTCTACACTCCCTTCCTTTAAGGCAATGTGTCCACGGACTTGTTCTAGTTTCTCTTTCCAGTTTTCTGACTTATAACTCATAACAGTATTATTTATAATTTTTAAAAGGTCACGCCTTCATTATTGATTTAATTTTACGTAAGTAGGACTGAGGATTGATTGTATCAACTTTTAAATCCTTTATTTCTTTAATTTTATTTAGTGCAACGTCATATGAGATTTCTTCGTTCTCATATCTCACTAACATTTCACATTTAAATGTTCTACATGTATGGGGTCTATTCTCATAAATCTTACACTTATTATCCCTTTTTAAGTGTTCACAACCAGCTTCAAACGGGTATCCAATAACATTTTTAGTCTTGTAAATTGTATGAGTAGGAATTATTTCAAACTCATGTTTTATTGGCCTAGAGAAATATCTTACTTCTTTTTGTTGTAGGTCAATTCCTTTAAACATGACCCCATTACAACACATTGCACAATCAAGACATAGATTTTGTGACATTTTCTATTCTGAGGACTAAATCCTCTTCACCTTTTAATAATCTATGATATTCATCTCTGAGTATGTAATAATCTTTTCCTGTTTCTAAATCTAAAGGAAGTTCGTCATCTTTCTGTAATTTCCAACCCGAACCCCTTAAAACATGAACAGTTCTATTACTATCGTCCCTATGCCATACTAATTCTTGTTCGTCTACGTCCCTTAGAAACGTTCTAATGACGTATTTAACACCCGTCCCGTGTTGGGTATGTTCCGTATCAATATATGGTTTAGTCATCAACTTCGGGGTCGTAGTTATCAGTTTTTTGTTTATATCCATAGAAACTTCCTTCCTCTTCTATGTCAAATAACCCTTGCACGAAGTTCTCAGCAACGTCTTCTGCATATGATTCAGAATGATTGTGGACTTTTCTTGTTTCTTTGTAGTTGTTTTTGAAAAGGTCAACTTCGAATCCTTCTTTTTCTTTTCGGATAACTGCTCTTCTGTCATTATCCCAGTATTCACTTACTAACATTATATACTCCTTACCAGTAAAAGTTTCCTCCGTCACTAAGACCTAATTGTTTTGCATAATAAGGTAATCTACATGCCCAGTATGATGCAGTAGTCTTATCCTTTTGTTGTGAACATTTATGTCTAGCTGCAAAGGATTTTCTTGCTTTCTCGTTTCCAAGTTTCACTTTGAGACCTGTAGTGTCTCCCCATGTGACTTTTTTAATCTTCTTAGTTTGTGGGTCTCTAACATATACATAGTATTTCTTAGGGCCACCTGCTTTTGGTTTGTTAAGTTCGGGTTCTTCTTCTTCGATTAATTCATATTGTGGACAATCAAGTGGGACTAACTCCCCTTCAAATACTTCGAATTCCCCTATATCTGTATCTAAAATGTTCTTATCTACTTCAGTGAGTTTATATCTGTCTTCTGCAACTAATCTACGGACTTCATTAATTGTCTCAAAATACATCATTGAACCCAAACGAAATGGATTGTCAAGTATGTTAATTTTTTCCTGTTGAAGTGTATCGAGTGTTTCGTTTATTGCAATTTGAGAGAATGTTTTCTTTGAATTGTGATATGCTTTTTGATTCTCTTTGACGTATTTCTCTACTTTTTGACCAGGCGTGTCTTCTTGATATGCCTTTCTAGTTTCGTCTGTTCCCTGTTCGTGAACTCCGTTGTCGTGTTTATTTCCTGCCATTTGGAAGTAGTCCTTTCTCTTTCAATTTTCTCAGTCTTGGTTCCTTTCTGTTGTAGTTTTGTGATACAACTGAAAGATTAGACTTATCATTATTCATAGGATTGTTATCTTTATGGTGAACGTCCTTTCCTTTTATATCTTTTCTATCTTTAAGACTTCTACGTGCTTCATTTCTTTTTGCACGTCTTTTGATTTGTTCGGGTTTAGAGTGGTAATTTGCATACTCTTTTTTGTAATCTCTTTCTTCAGATTGTTGTTGTTTCTCTGCAGCTTTTCTTTCTGCATCACGTTTTGATTTGATTTGTTTGTCGAGAGTTTCTTTTTCTTTCTGTTTGTTGACTTTCTCTGTTTCTCTCTCGTGTCTATCTTGAAGTGCCTCTAACTCTTCAACATGTCTTTGTTTCATTCTTTCAAGTTCTTCAACTTGTTTTGCTTTTAGAATTGCAGCGTCTTCGGCTGCATTTTCTGATAAGTCATTTCCTTCTAAATTATCACCAAACTTAAGGAATAGTTTATTATCCTTTTGTTTCTTATCAGTGACTTTTGCATTTACGTATGAACCTAATTGATTTATAATTGCAATTCCACGTTCTTGATTCTTTTCTATTTCTTTGGTGACTTTCTTTTCAATCATTTTTAGAACAGTTTTTAACACTTCAAGTCTTGGTGCAACGTATTTACCTTCTTTGATTTCTTCACCCATAACTAAATTTGATAATTGTTGAACTAATTGAGTCACTACTGGTGAAGGTAATGTTGCTAACATTTGTGCTTGTTTCTTTGTAAGACCTTTAACTTTCTTTAATTGTTTTTTGATATCAATTGACTCTTCTACAACTGGTGAGTATTCTTCACCTCTAACTTTTTTTGCAAGGTCTTGGTCTGCACCACCCCATGTTCCTTTTGATTTAGTCACAAAGGAATTGACGCGTGCATGTCCCCATTGTTCAGGTGTAGTTCCAGGCCTGTGACCTGATTTCCAAGCTGCAACTCCACGATTATAGACTTGTTTTAGAACACCAAAAGGCATTCCAGTCTTCTCTGCTTTTTTCTTTAGTGAAGTGTCTGCATTCTCTCCGAACATTTTCTTATACTTCTTAGTGTGTTGTGAAGGTTTAGTTTCTGCAGACTTATCGCCTGGAGCAGGTTCATATGCATTATCATTATCGTCATCTTTCTTTGCGTTTTTAGCAAAGTGAGCTGCACGTTTATCTTTTGTAGACTTAGACATTTCGTCTCCGTCTGCGTCTTTTGCATAATACTTCTTAGGTTGAGTTCCTTTCTTGCCCTCGATATCTTTATCCTGTTGAGTTTTTCTCAACTTTTCTCTTATTAATTCTAATTCGTCTAAGTGATTTGATATCATAATACTATTTATGACCTTTTTGCGTCTAACTCTGCTTGTTTCCATGCAAGTGCAAGTTTGTTTTTAGGGAATGAAGTAGACCAACCCAATAATTTCGCATAGAGTTTGTTTGCTTTCTTCTCTAGTGTTCCAATGTCATCGTCATTTGTCACTTCGACAAAATCCTTTTTAAACATAGATTTAAATAAATCTGCATTTTTTCTAGAAGCTTCCCAATCCTTTTTAACTATTTCAGGTGGTAATTTTCTTGCACGCATTTCATTTCTTTTTTGTGCATTATCAAGACTTGCACTAACGAATATCATTTTGTATTCGTATCCGATTTTATCTAACATTTTTTTGTAGTTCTTAATCTTGTTTGAATCGGCACTTGTAGTGTCAAATATCATTCCAAGTCTGTTTTGGATATATGAATCCATATTCTTTTTGGTGATATCTTTTGCACGTTTTCTAATTGGGTCACGTAAATCTGCAGGCATATTTCTTAAATCTAATCCTAATCCTGCTTTCTTTAGTCCTGTTTCGAATGCTTTATCAGTGTTGACCATTTTTAAACCAAGTGCAGTTAATCCTAGTTTTTTCACAACTGTTGATTTACCTGAACCTGGCCCACCCATTAGGAAAACTGCTTTAAAGGTGCCTGGGTCGTAAACACCCTCGTCTATCAAATCTTCTACCATGTAGTGTGGTAGTGTTGATTCTGCAATACCCATTCCTTTACGGATATCGTTATAAAGTTTCTGAATCAGTCCTTTGTTTTTGGTTGGAACACCTTGTTTGAAATTATCAAAGTCACCTGCTTCTGCATATCCTCTGAGTTTACTTGCAGACATTCCACTGACATCATCTGCATCAGGGTCTCTCTCACCAGCAGATACAATATTGATTTCGTCAAACTTATAGAATCCGTGTCTTGCTTTTACACCATTATATTTGTTTAGTAGTGTATCAAACTCTCTTATTCTATCTGACCCAACAACCATTTTGATTCTAGTGTATTTCTTTTTATGTAATTCTGTTGCAATCTCGAATACTGTTCTTGCGTTTACGTCTGCAACAATCTTTCCAAAGAAGTTTCTAAGGTATTTAATTTTATCTCTATGATTGAGTGGATTCTTTTGTTTGTCGTTTGAGTGTGAAGTGAACAACAGAACGTCATCACCTTTTGATTCTTTTTTAAGTTTATCTACTAACTTTGCATGACCTGTAGTAGGTGGATTGAAACGACCAAAGGTAAATACTGCACCTTTATCTTTTGCTTCTACTAAAAATCCATTAAACGTTTTCATTACTTATCCCAATTCTTTTGTGCAGTAAAGTTATTGTATGCAAACTCCATTCTATCTACGAGTTTGACTGCACTTCCTGTTTTATCGATTGCAACGTATCCTTCGGGATTGACCACTTCGAAACCATTAGCAGTCTTTTTGAAAGTTCCGATACTCTTTACTCTATTTAGTGCATTTATGATAAGTTGTTTTGCAACGACTAAGTGTCCCATAAATGAAGTAAGATTCTGAATCATTTTCTTTAAACTTCTGAGTTCGTTATAAAGTTGTTCACCGATTTCTCTTTTGATTGCCTTTGTTTTCTCTTGTTTTACTTTACCAACTACTTTCTCTTCCCAATATCCTTCGAAGTGTTTCATATATCCTTCGTAAGTTGGTTTGTATGAACCACCTCTGATAAGTGTATTACAATATGTTTTATAACTTGCACCTGAACCTTTTCTAAGTATCTCACCTTGTATTTCCATGAACTTAGTCAAGTCTTTTCTTTTGATTCCATGGAAAGCTTTACCTGTTTTAGATAACTCTTGTGTAAGTGCAAGTGTTTCTTTCGCAGTCATTGAACCTTTACCACTGACATCTTTATAGGTTGCATCGTCAATCCATACGTCTGAACTGTTTCCTAGTTTGGATATGTTAGCACCGAAACTTGCAGATAAGTCTTCTATAGTTCCACCAGTGTAAGTAGTGTGAAACACTATTCCCATTTTAGATTTTGCAATCTTTTTACCTAAGTCTGACTCTGTATTAACTGCATACATGATTGTATTAGGTTGAAATGTGACAAAGGATTTCCCGTCAATCTTCTGCATTTTCTTATCATTGGTATACATTAAATCACCTTGAAGTATTGTATTCCAAGATAGTTTAGATAAACACTGGAATGAAGTCAAGAACTTTTCCTGAAGTGTTCCTGATAACTCACTTGCATTTTTGATTTCTGATTCTGAAGTGTAATATTTGGGTTCTTTGTTAAAGAGTGATTTCTTTGCAACAAAGAATTGATTAGTTTCGGGGTGTAAACCACAAAAGATAGCAGGAGCTCCGTCCCACTTTACAGTCATATTAACACCTGAATTGGAATTACCCTTCAACATGTCCCTAAGACCCTGTAAGAAGTTTATAGCCCCACGACCTCCGTCAATACCTTGATTGATGATTTCGTCTTCTAAGTGTTCTAAATGTAGATTTTTTGCACCCATAATAGTAATTATACCACATTCTTGGTGGTATTACTACTATTTATGGGAATTTTTAACCTGAAACTTGGTCAACATCACCAGCTTCTTCACCTGCGATTAAATCGTCAAGGTCTGTTTGTAATGTTGCTTTTTGAGTGTTTAATCCGTCAACGTTAGGAACAACTGCGTCTGTCACACGTTCTTTATGTGCATGTGCAAACCACTGATTTCTTTCGTCATCTGACTTATCGTCCCATGCATTATCAGTAAATGTAAAACTTTCGTCATAACTAACACCTGAGTTTGCAGACTGCCACTGTATTAACCAACCTTTATATCCGTCTATACCAGTGTAGTCAACCCTTGAACTGTAAGGATTAGAAGTTTCAACCATGTTGTAATCACCATTGACATTGGTTTCCCAATCAATATTTTTTTGCACATTTGCAATTTTAGTTTGCAGTGCTGTTTTTGAGTCTGCTCTAGACATAATATCTCCGTGATTTTATACTATTATTTAGGATTTTGAGAGGGGTGAGGAAGACAATTTTGTTTCTATTTTATGAATTTTTTTAGATATTTTATCGATTTCTTTCTTGTCTTTATCAGAACGTGCCTGTCTTAAGGCCTTCTTTAATTCTATCTTCTTAGAGATAGAGGATATCACGTCTTGACTTTTAAGAGTCTTTTTCATAATCTAACTTACCAGTATACCATTATTTATGTGTCCTGTAAAGTGGGTTTTTAAACTTTAAAATCATTGAATTTTTCTGCACCTCTGTTTCTATCAAACACTGGTGTATCGTCATCATAATCGTCACTATCGAATAACTCTTCTTGTGCTTCTTGTTCACAATCATAGAGTTTCATACGACTTCTATCAATACCAATCACAAATCTTTTGAAGATTGTAGGGTCATTGTATCTATTCTTTAACTGTTTGACTACGAGTTGGTCTAGTTCTTCTAGTTCGTCACTAGTAATCAATGCAAACATTAAGTCTGCAGTTGCAGGCAGTCCAAAAGATTCCGAAGTGTCTTCGAGTCCAATATCCGTGGAACCATAACCACTTCGGGTTGTTTGTGTTGCACTTACCAATGGAACGTCATATTCGACTGCAAGACCTCTGAGTTCTTCTGCAATACTCTTCACCAATGTGTATGAGTTTGCACCACTGCCTGGCCTGATTCTATGGGAAGCACATATGTTTAGATAATCTATGAAAATGATATCGGGTTGAAAGTCTTTTTTGATATCCAATTCTTGTAATAAGTGTCTGAAGTGTCCAACATGAGCAGCTGCAGTTGGATATTCTTTGACAATCAATTTACCTTTTGTTTTGTTTTTAAGTTTTTCAACCTTCTTATCATACATTTTCTTAGACAAATCGGGAAGTTCTTTCATAGGAATGTTCATAGTGTTAGAGTCAATTCTTTCTGCAATCCTTTCTTCTGACATTTCTAGTGTAATGTATAATACATTCTTACCCATCATTAAACAAGAACTTGCTTGGTGACACATAAACAATGATTTACCAACACCTGTTCCAGCAAGAACAATGTTAAGTGTTTTATTAGGTAAACCACCTTTTGTAATTTTGTTGAAGTATTCTAAATCAAAAGGAATCTTCTCTTCTTCCGTATGATAGAACTCAAACCTTTCGTCTGTATCCTCTAACACGTCATGTCCAATATGAGTGTCAAAGGACACGGAAAGTGCGTCCTTCAATAACTCGGGTATTTCACCAGTAGACCTTTGTGATTTTTTATCTATAACTTCGATAGAGTCCATGACTGCAATATAGATTGCTCTATCTTTGCACCATTTCTCTGTTTCGTCTATTAACCAATCACTAGGGGTTTGGTCTTTCTCTTTACCAATTTTATCAACAATAGTTTTTGAACCTTTTGCAATATTCTCATTTAATGAGGTATTGTTATCAAGGTTTATGAGAAGTGCTTCTACTGTTGGTGGTTTGGTATACTTCTGAAAGTAATCATATATTTCATTGAATACAGTTCTTTCTTCAGTATCAGCAAAATACTCCGATTTAATGAATGGGACGCACTTTCGTGCAAACTCTTCACTCTGAATCAGATTCTTCAGTATTGTCTGTTCTATTCTCGTTTCCATATTTAAAGTATCCTTCTACTACCTTTTCGAGTCTTTCCATTACATCATCTGTAAAGTATTTCTCGGGGTTGTTGTTAATGGTTTTACCAAACTCTGTTTTACCATTTGGTAATTCAATTCTTGTTGAAGACTTCTTGAAGATACCACTTGCAAGTGCAAGGTCTAAAAGACCATAGTATCTATCAAGACCACTATCGTATGACAATCTTACGTCTACGATTCTGTTCTCAACTGTAAGTCTTGATTTTGCATTCTTACAATGAATGATATTTCCAATGACTTCTGTTCCTTCTTTTTCTTTCTTCTTTGAAAGATAGATAATTGAAGAGGCTGCATATTTCAAACCACTTCCACCACCCATTTCTTTTTGTGGGAACATAGAACCAATCACGTCATAAGTGTGATTAGTCACAATCATAGGAACACCAGCACGTCCCAACTTAAGTGTTAGAACTCTGAATGCACCTTTAACAACTTGAGCACGAGTCATGTCACGAGTTTCTTTACCCGCTGCAGTATCCTCGATTTCTTTAGTAGTGGATAACATTCCAAGTGAATCAAGACACATCATCATAGGTGGTCTTTTATCTTTTGGAGTTTCCAAATACTTATCAAGTATAGATATTGCCTGTTGTCTGAATTCTTGAACAGTGACCACAGGCACGATAACCATTCTGTTTGAATCGATTCCTCTCTCTTCAATCATTTGTTTACTGATTGCAGATTCAGATTCGAAGTAGATAACTGCAGACTCGGGATTATCTTCTAGAAACTGTTTGACCATTCCTAATGCAAAGAATGTTTTACCAGTTGCTGATTCACCTGCGATTGCAGTAATTTTGTTTTTAGGAAGTCCACCATAAAGTGAACCACTGAGTAATGCATTGAAGACATAAGAACCTGTATCAACAAAGGTATCTACGTCTCCAGCTGCAACCCCTTCAGAAACGATATTTGCATACTCGTTTCCCGAGGATTTCACTAAGTCTTTAATAAATGACATAACACTTCTCCATAATGTTTATATACATTATAGTATCTATGTTAGATTTTGTCTAGTGGGTTTCGTCTAATTTTTTAGAAATATCACAAAGTCTGTCGTCTATTCTGACATGTTCTTCCATCATAGAAACTAAGGAAGATACTTTGACTTCTAAGTGTATGATAAATGCAAAGATTACACCAATCATTACGATATAGAAACAATCCATAGGTGTTATAATCATATTACTACCTCACCTAATTGGATTAATTTTTCTCTGTTTTTTAAATGACCTTCTTCGATTTCTTCTTTATTACCACCAGTATATTTTACTGCATGATAATCTAAAATCATTTGTTCGTTTATGTTTACTTTATGTCCAAAGACTGGGTGTCCTTCGATATGATGAGCAAATAATTCACCCAAAATTCTACCAAATTTTCCTTTATCATGTGATACAAGGGATACACTTTCACACTCCTCTAATAGTTTTTTGAGATGTTTTTTACTTGCTTTACCAAATTTCTTTTCGGTTAAATCTCTAGTTCTAGATTCTGGCGTGTCGATTCCTAACATTCTCACACGTTGTTTCTTATAAACCATACCGAATCCTAAATCGATATCTACATCTACAGTGTCACCATCGACCACTTTCACTACTGATACTTTATACTCATACATTATTTTTCTTCCCAGTTTTGGATTGCACGTCTGATTGAATCTTCTGCTAACACTGAACAGTGTAGTTTTATAGGTGGAAGTTCTAATGCGTCTGCAATATCCTTATCTTTAATTTTCTTGGCTTCTTCTATAGTCAAACCTTTTAACATATCAACGAACATAGTTGAACTTGCAATTGCACTTCCACAACCATATGTTTTAAACTTTACGTCTTCTATAACATTAGTGTCGGGATTTAGTTTCAATTGAAGTTTCATAACGTCACCACATGCGGGAGCACCCGTCATTCCTGTTGCTACATTCGGGTCGTTAGGGTCAAATCTTCCAACTGAGAATTGTTCGGGTGAATTTAAAACACCTTCGAACCTCTCAATCACTTGTTTACTATATGCCATTACTCTTATTTATAATAAAAAAGAAGGGACTAGTTAGTCCCCTCTTCTAGTTCTACATTTTTGTGGGAACTCTGAACAATAGAGCATCATAGCCTCCAGTAATACAACTGTCGGAATGACCTCCTCTACTTTTTTTCAGTTTTCTCTTCCTCTTGTAGTTCATCTGTCTGTCGGTCAACTTCGTCTGCAACAGTGTCAATGACTCCTGTTGTAGTGTCTGCGACTAACGTTCCAACTGATACTACATCATCTGCAACTGCGTTTACCAATGTTTGAGTTCCTTGAACTGCACCATCGACAACACCAGTTGTAAACTCTTTACCACCTTCAATAACTGCTCCAACTGAGGCACAAGAAGGAAGTAATATACCCACAAAAATAGCAATATATGCTATTTTCATTGTTTACTCCATATGGATTAATTTTATTAGACCTCCAACTGAGAATCTAACTCCTAGAGTATTTAGTGTCAAACAAGTCCCAATCTATGGGATTTTGGGTTTTCTTGTATTGGGTAAATGTTCTATCGTAATCATATGCAATATACAACATAAAACCACCTATTGCAGCTGCAAGAAGTATATAACCTATTGCAATTGGTATTATTGGGAACATATAAAACATTATCAGTGTATGTGCAATCAATACACTATACACATAAAACTTTATACTAATCAGTAGGTGCCACATCTTTACCTAAAAGTAAATCTTTGAAGTCATTTGAATGCCAATAACTGTCCAGTGTGATATCCACTACCAGTGCAATCAAAACGAATGTTAAAATTATTCCGAGATATAGATTAATAAATGCATTAATCTTCATCCAACGTATCATGTGTTTCATAGTGTCTCCTAACCAAAGAACGAATCTAAACTTGCAACTGGTTCTACATTCCAGTTAATTAAGTTTACGATATTCTTTAATGGTTCTGTAAATGCTTTATCAAATTGCATATCATAATCAATGAATCTATGTAAATCTAGTTCCCTAGGAAGTGAACTAATAAACGATATGACATTCTCATTGATTGGGTTTGGTGTTGTGAGATATGAAAAACGAATCTTATCTGAGTTCTTAATCATTTCATATCTCATGTCGAGGTTCTTGGATTTCAATAAATGGTTGTGTAGTAGAGAACCTCGAACATGAATTGGTGTTCCTTTAGAATAAATGTTTGTAGGACAAGAGTATTGTGCAAGATTTTTTACACCTCTTGGAAATGCAACCTCTTCGGGTGGAAGGTTTCTGAATTCTTTTCTTGCAGTTTCTACGAACTCCCACAATTCTTGTTCAGTTCCATTCATAACCACCTTTAAGGCTTCTGTTAGTTTTGTTCTGACCCATTGAGGTGTAGAAGACTTTGCAGTTTCAATACCCATCATTTTAAGTTTCGGTTCTGCAAGTCTTACACCTTCGTTGTCATGAACATTGAGAATGTATCTTTTCTTTGCAGTCCAAATACCTCTGTCTGCAATTACCTCTCTCCCCATTTGCATTTTCTGTTGGAATGCATTGGTGTATTCTGCAAGTTCTTTGAATCCTTTTGCAAGAACCTGTTCAATCATTCCTTCAGATTTGTTTAGAAAATCTACAATCTTGGTCTTGTCTGTTTCTTCGGGTAAAACTTTCTTAACTAGTTTGTCCATTGTAATGTAAACAGAATCGGTATCCATTGCAATCACATAGTCTTCGTTCTCTGTCTCAAGTGTTTTGTTTAGGAATTCATTAATAGTTTTCTCTGACCACTTGATAATTAACTGACCACTGGTTGTGATTGACTCTGCAAGGTCGATAGAAAAGAATGCAAAGTATTGATTTGCAAGAGCTCCATATGCTGAGTTAAGTGCAATCTTACGAACCTGTTGATTATTGTATGCACGTTTAATAAGTGTATCAAGTTCTCTCTTACGTTTTAGTTCTTTACAGACTTCTCGTTCTTTCTGATAACCAATCATTTTCTTCTTCCACTCTTTTCTCTCGTCATAGAGTCGTTCCATAAGTTCGGGAAGAAATCCTTGTTTATCTTTAGAATACATTACACCATTTGGTGTGACTGTATTTCCACATTGATAGACATAAGATAAGTCTGCTTGTTTAGATAACATTTTATCTACGTTGATATCTTGTCTGTTTCCTTTTACCATTTTCTCGGGTGAGATATTGTATTGCATAATGATATGTGGATACAGTGAGTTCAAGTCGAATGACACTACCCAATCATGTCCACCGACTATTGGGTCTTTGACATATGCACCAACGATTTGGTGTGTCTTATCATTACCAGTCTTTAGTCTTTGTGGTGGTGTCTGAATGTTTTGTTCTTTGAGGTGATTATAGATTATGGTTTCCCAATACTTCACCATTCCGAAAGTGTCATTGTAATTACACTTTGCATTGTATGACATTGCACAAGTCAATTCAATCAATCCTAGTTTCTCTTCTAGTTCTTCAACAAGGACAACGTCTTTTACATTATAGTCTAAGAACTTTCCATAGTCTTGTTTGTATAGTGTATGTAGATTACCATACTCTGAGTAATCAATCTTACCTTTACCAAGTTCTACTTGTGCAATGTTTTCTAGTTTGTAAGATTCTTGATTTACGAATGTATGTTTACGATAGAGTTCAAGATAGTCAAGAACATTGATACCATAGAGATTGAATATCATTTGTTTCTGACCAAAACCTGAGTGGAATTCTCTTACGTCACATTGATTCCATGGTGAAAGTTTTTTGTGTTCTCCCTCACCAAGAATTCTATCAATACGATTACAAAGATATGTGATATCGAAACTGTTTACATTCCAACCAGTAATGATATCAAAGTTTTCTGTTCTCCAGTATTTTATAAACTTGAGTAAGAGTTCTGATTCGTTTTTGCAGTTGTGATAAACTACGTCTGTTCTGTTGTGTTCCCAAGGGCCGATACCAAACACTTGTGTATCTTCACCAATAGGTTTGATTGATATTGCATTGACCTTTTCATTTGCATAGATTGGTTCGGGGAATCCGTCTTCACACTCACACTCAATATCAAGTGTTGCAATCTTTATGTATTTCAAGTCCCACTTGATATCACCTTGAAATTTATCTGCAATATAAGTGTAGATATATCTGTCGTATCCATGGATTTCGAATCCTTCGACACCACTGTATCTCTCTCTGAACTTTCTTGCACCACCCATAGAGTTGAGGTTCACTGCTTCCAGTGACCTTCCGTCTAAACTCTTGAATGGGGTTTCTCCTTTCTTTGAAGGAATGAAATGATTGGGTCTATATGCAACAGAAAGTTTTTGTTGTTTTCCGTTCTTATAACCCTTGACTAGAATCTTGTCCCTAGTCCTACAAACATTTGTATAGAAATCCATGTAGTTATTATACTACAATCGGGGTTATTCTGTCAATGTGATTTTGTCGGTATATTCTGAGAAATGCTTTTTTACTACGTCTTTTAAATCTTCGTAATGTGCAATTTGTTCTAGTTCTTTTTCGATTGTCTCAATGTGGTCACCATGTTCTGCAACCCCTACTGAATTTTTACATTGAACTAGAATGTTTGCTTTGTGTTTTGCAATATGTCCGTCTGCATGAGCAACAACACCTTTTAGAATTTCATTTGTCATATCTTTCATTATTTACCTCTTTGGTTATTATTACCAGTTGCAACCTTAAAGTTTGTTTCTAATTGTGGTCTTGGTTCAAAGACTGTTTGCACTAAATCTTTGTTAATAATAAAGTTATATTCTTTTGCATAGGGAATCCATGGTGCAAGTTTTACTTCGAACTTTCCGTCTTGCACGTCTGTGATACAAAGTTGAGCCTCTTCGATTTTATAATCACCCAATAATGTTTTACTTACAAACCCGATAATCACTTCTCCTGTATCGAGTCTAATACATTTAACTTTAGACACTTCTGACAATCTCCTGTAGTTCAATTGAACGTCTTCCTACTTGTTTAAACCAACGTGAGTCTTCCATTTCAACTGCAACCTTTTCCCAATCGTTTTCGATTACACCTTTCCACATATTATTGAACTTTGCAAATCTAGTTCCTCCTAGATTGAAAGTCATGTTTATAAGAACGTGTTGTATATCTTCGGGAAGTGCATAGAAGTCTTCTCCACCTTTTGACTCAAACAAGTGAACTGTTTCTTCTACGTGTTTGTCAAAATCTATTTCGTAAACTTCGTCTACTCTTTCTTGTGAAACTGGTGTTCCAGCTGGTTGTCCGTATTCGGGGTCGTCTTCTTTAACTAAGTGTCCAACACCAAACGTTAAATATCCTAGTGAGTCTTCGTAAATTTCTAAAACTTCACCTTCGTGTCTTTTAATCTGTTCCTTCAGTAATTCCTTGTTCATTCTCTTTCCTCATTTGTTCCTGTAGTAATTCTACGAGTATATCACCCATAAGGTTATTTAATTCCTTATTATTTAGTAGTTCGTCTAAGTCATGATTTTCGGGAACGACAACAATATCTCTCTGAAAATTTATGTTTGGTTTTCCTTCTTCAAATCCAACTTTACCATAAACATAGATAATGTCTTTCCATTCTCCTTTAAGAATTTGAATACCCGACATATCAAGTTTGTTATTGTCTACGACACAATAAACTCCTTCGTCAAATAATGGTGTTAGACTATCCAAAAAAACTCTCCAATGTATTTCTTCTGTTAGGTAAGAATAAATCCTTATCCTCTTTTGAGAACCACCATACATTTTCCATGTATAATTTTTTCATGAAATCTTGCATTGCAGTTCTATCGATTCCTTCTTTGTCTGATACTTGATTGTCGTCACTATCACCTTTCACGTCTGACCACTTCTCTAAGAATGATTCAGAAGATTGAGGCCTTTGCATGATTCTCATTCCAATTTGACCTTTGAAATATGGTCTAAGTAAATCTACAACTTCGTCACACGAAGGAAACATTTTTCCCTTAATCTTTGGGTTCATTATATTTATCAATAAGTGTCCATTCTCTGATAACACTTCGAATGATTTTCTAGAAACTGGTAAAAAGAAATCGTCTCTCCATGATTCATATTCTGAGAACTTACTCCATGACTGGTCTTCTTCATGTTCTCCACCTTTGTTATATGTTTCTGTAGAGAAATATGGTGGTGAAGTGAATGCACAATCTATTGGTGGAAACTCTTCATAAGGAATATCCTCTGCACCACTTCTATAGATTATAACTCTTTTAGAACCAACTGACATAAACTTATCTTTGGTTTCTGTAATCTTTGGTGCATAACCTGTAAGAATCTTTTCATATTCTACACATTGTTTTTTATACACTTCAAAAGTGTTTGGGTTCGGGTCACAACCAATGTAGAGTTCTGTTCCTTTGGTTGCAAAGAATCCACATAGTCTATCTCCCCAACCACAACTGGTATCCAAAACTGTTTTTGCCTCAGTCATTTCATAAAAACATTTTGCAACAACTGGTTTGAATTGTGTTGCAATATAGGCACCCAATCTAAATGCCATTCTGTAAGTGTCTTCTTTAAGTGAACCACCTACTAACTTAACTATTTCTTTTCCGTCTACGTCTGTTGATATCTCTTTTTTGATATCGTTTACTCCTCTCCATATTGCACCTAATGGTGATTTAAGTTGTTGAGCATTTGATTCTTTGAATGCATTCAATGGAGCTCTATGTCCATATGAATCACAAGCAAGTCTTAAGTGTTGCATAAAGTAATCACTTGCATCATTAAATGTGGAAGGTGCATTGACCATTCCATGACCCCATTCTGAATATGGATATTTGTAATCGTCATACTTTTCTACAACTTCTTGTTCTAAATTTTCGTGTGGATATATAAACTTCCATACGTCATATTCTAGAAGTCTAATAAAGGTATTTCTCATTTCTTCGTGAGAAATA